CGCTAGGAATTCTTACAGTAAACGAAGCCCGTGAGTTAGAGGATCTTGCCCCATCAAATTCACCTATTGCAACACCTACAGGAGCAACTACAAATGGAGATTAATTTTTCTGCAACTGAAATTAATTTAACTGCTAATACTGCTAAGCGTGAGATCTCGGGCTTAATTGTCCCATTCAACAGCCGTGGTTATACAAGTGCCGGTGAAGTCGTATTTGAAAAAGGAGCATTTGGCGAGATTACTGCAAGCAAAATTAAATTGTTGCGCGATCATCGTATCGATCAACCTGTTGGGCGCATGATTTCAGTTAACGAAACACCAATGGGATTAGAAGCCACATTTAAGTTGGGATCATCTACACGCGCTCAAGATACATTGCTAGAAGCATCCGAAGGACTAAAAGACGGATTAAGCATTGGCGCGAAGTTAGATCAATGGAGTGAGAAGGATGGCGTGATCTATGTATCAGCCGCTACTATAAAAGAGGTTTCCGTAGTCACTGAACCCGCATTTTCAGAGGCTAGGATTGCTCTGGTTGCGTCCGCAACAGAGCCAGAACAAGAAAAGGAAATACTAATGGCCGAAACAAATCCAGTAGCCGAAACGGAAGTTTCGGTTGAAGCCGCGGAAGTAAAGGCAGCAGCCGTAACTCCTGCAATTCAGGTATTTACTGCTCCACGCGTTAACACAAATGTAACTGCCGGACAGTACGCAATGGCACAAATCAAAGCAACTCAAGGCGATTCAGATGCACGCGATTTAGTCGCAGCATTACAGATTGCAACAGTTACAGAGAACACAGGAATGGTTCCACCTAACTATCTAAAAGATGTTATCGGTGTAATTGATTCTCAAAGACCATTTATTGATTCGATTGAAAAAGCCCCACTTCCGCAGTTTGGAATGAAGGTTTTCACGCCAGTGCTCGGTGCTCAAGCCACTGTAGCCCTAACTGCAGAAGGTGCAGAGTTTTCATCTACTGACACTGCCGTTTCGTTTCAAGAAAATAGCATAGTCAAGTTCGCCGGCGCCGGTGTAATAAATGTAGAATTAATTGATCGCAGCGATCCATCATTCTTAGATCTATATTTAAGAGAACTTGCTGCATCTTATGCACAAAAGACTGATGCTTACGCATCTAACATTGCTGCACAAAACTCATCAGGTTCAACCGGATCAACCATTTACAAAGCAATTGCAGATGGAATTGCAGATGCTTATGGAGTTATGAAGCGCACACCAAATAATCTTTTGGTTTCAAACAGTGGCGGTTCTGGAGATATTGATTTTGCTGGACTACTTGGTGCAGTTGATACAACTGGTCGCCCAATTTTTGCGGCAGCCGCTCCACAAAATGCAAATGGATTGGTTTCACAAGGTTCAACTGTTGGTACAGTTGCAGGATTGAATCTCGTTGTTGATCCTTACTACACAGGCAACGATGCAGGTGTTAAGTACGGTTTGGTTTATCCATCCGATGCAATGCGATTCCATGAGTCAGGTACTCTCGAGATCCGCGCGAACATTGTTGCTAATGGTCGCATTGAAGTTGGTGTTTATGGTTATGTATGTGTTGTTAACCGTTACCCAACTGCATTCCGTTATCTCACAGTAGCGTAATAACAAACTAGATCGGGAGCCTTCCGGTTCGCCCCTTCCGAATGAGAAGGCTCCCACCCTAAAGGAGTAAAAATGGCATTTGTTACAGTAGCCGAACTGAGAACTACACTCGGAATCGGTGCGTTGTACACGGATGCCGTATTGCAACAAATTTGCGATAGTTCTAATTTGATTATTGATGAATACTTAGCAAAAAACAATGCTTATGTAGATGAACAACAATTATTAAGCAACACGGTAACCCTTTACACAGCCGACATCAATCCATTTGTCGTTGGTCAAGTCGTTACTATCAGCGGTTGCGGAGCCACATTTAATGGATCTAAAACAATTACTGCTGCTGATTCTTATTCAATTAGTTATGTTTTAACTGGCTCTCCTGCAGATCAAGCACTTCATCGCGTTTCACCTTATGGAACTATTACCGGCCCTGTACACATTGACTACGAAAACATTGCACCAATTTCGGAAGCCGCCATGAGCATTGCAGTAGATATTTTCCAAAGCCGTCAAGCCCCTAGCGGTGGCATGACTGGCATTGATTTTCAACCAGCCCCATATAAAATGGGCGTGTCGCTCCTAAGCCGTGTAAAAGGGCTCCTAAGTCCTTGGATGTCAACTTCCGGAATGATTGGCTGAAAATGTCTTGGGCAACCTTAAGAACATCCGTAGCCTCAGCCGTTGCCGATGTAACCTTATTTCAAACTTTTAGTTATCCACCTAACGCGCCTATTCCTAACTCGGTAATCGTGTCTTGGGATGATCCCATGATTGAACTTGTAAACAATCAGACATCCCTCAGTTGTTATGCCAATCTAAAACTTACTTTTACAGTTCCAGCCCTAGATAATCAGGGGAATCTTGCCGGAATTGAATCAATCATCCAGAGCGCAATTACTAAGTTAAAGACCAACTTGGTAGGCGTTACAATTAGAACTGTATCTGCTCCACAAATTTTCTCATTACCAAGTGGGGATTTAATGAGTGCAGATGTCAGTTTACAAGTCATTACTACATTTGGGAGTTAATATGGAATACAAGGCACTAGAGGATTTCGCCATTATTGGAAGCGGTTTCAGTAAAGGCGAAGTAATAAAAGCAGAAGCATTAGCAAATGCGGATATCGAAGCATTGATCGCCAATGGCTTCATTGAACTAACCACTAAAAAAGTAAAGGATAAAGAATAATGGCAACATTTTTAGGTAACGGAGTTCAGTTATCCGTAGCAACCGTAGATTTAAGTTCGTATGTTAAAAGCGTAACTCTTAATCAGACTTTTGACACCTTGGATGTAACGGCGATGGGGTCATCTGGACATTCTCAAATCGCTGGGCTTGAGAACTCAAGCGTAACTATTGAATTTATGGCAGATTTTGCTACATCAAAAGTAAACCAGACCATTAATGGATCAGGTGCAGGTAATGGTTCAGTCGGCGGTACAGTTGCACTTAAGGTTGTACCTGCTGCCGGATCAGTAAGCGCATCCAATCCACTTTACACTGCAACATGTTTAGTTATTGAATGGCCACAAGTTTACAATGTAACCGAACTTGCAACCATTTCTGTAACATGGCCTGTTAATGGTGGAATTACAAAAGCAATAACCGGAACATTCGCGTAATAAACTAACGAAGGGTTGACGATGAAACTCAAGGTAACACTAGAGGATGGTTCTACAGGTTCTTATCAAATCACACCTAAGATCGAGGTGGAATTTGAGAAGTATGTGCAAGGTGGTTTTGCTAAAACACTCAGAGATGAGGAAAAGCAAGAGCATGTGTACTATCTTGCTTACTTGTGTTTAAAGAACAATGGACAAACTGTTAAACCATTTATAGATGGTTTTCTAGATACCTTGAGTCTTGTCGAACTGGAGTTAGACGACCCAAATGGCTAACGCGGGAATCTCGAACCTATGAGGTCGCGGCTCTCGCAATAGCAACAAATTCATCGCCTAATGAGATTATGGCGTTGGATCATTGGATGTACAAGGCACTTAAAGCGGTACTAGAGGAAAGGCACAGGGCAAACACTAATGCAACCCGAAGTGCTAAAACTATACGGCGTTAAGACCATGGAACAAGGATTGAAAAAACTTCAACCCGAACTGTATAAAACAATGAAAGTAGCAATTACCCGTGCTGCTAATAATGTGTCAATTAATGCCAGACAGAATGTAACGGGAACTCCACCATGGGGATTGAGTAATTGGACTAGAATGAAAAATCCTAATGTTCAAACACAAGCCCAAGCCATTTCAGGTGCAAGAACTTTCCCCTTGTATGATCCTTCTGTAATGAAACGCAATATAAAAGTTCGGCAACGCCGAGGTAAAGTAAAAGCCAACGGTTTTGCTCAAGTAGTACAAATTGTAAATAACTCACCTGCCGGTAACATTTATGAAAAAGCCGGTGTTGTTGTATTTGCAGCCAGACCTAATAGAAGCCGTAACCCTATGGCACAATACGACTTTAAACAAAAAATGCAAAACTACCAATCGATAAGTAAAGGTAGAGGTCGAGCAGTTATTAAAGCCGGTCGCGATGATGCCGGCAAAACTAGAGTTATTATTGCTGGAGTCCAGCGTAAAGCCGAACTAGAATTACAAAG